TTACCTGAGGCTGTTATGTGGCCTACAAATTTAGACCTTCCGGTAATTATATGAGAATCAGTTGTTTCAGAATTACCCATTTGAAAATTACCATATCCTTGTATATTAGTAAAGCCTGTTAGGTGTGAATCATTTAGTCCTGAATTTGTTCCTACCAAATGGCCTTTTATTGTAGCACCTGAAGTTGTAATTGTTCCACTTGCACTTATATTACCTGAGGCTGTTATATTTGTTCCGGCTGTTATATGAGTTCCAGAAGTTATAGCACGTGTTGTTGTTAATCCTAGTCCAACTGAAACTTGTCCGGCAGTTGTTAAACTTCCTGTTAGGTTTATTCCTGCAAAAAAAGTATTTCCTATATTAAGATGGTTGCCATTTTCAGTTATAACGTGTCTACTGGTTCCTCCACTGTCCTCAAGTCTATATCCGTTTTTAGCAAAATATTGTTTAGCATAAATAAAATTACTTGCACTTATATTATTTGAGGATGTTATATTACCTGTAAAAGTATGTGTATCATCTGACGAATTACCAAATGCGGTTGAACCTGATTTAGTTGCAATTACTATGTTAGTAACAGATGAAGAAACATTATATTCAGTTGCTATTAAAGAGCCTGAAATTATTACATTGTTTCCATCAAATGATATAGGAAGTAAGCTACCTGTTCCGTCAGCTAAATTAGTTCCGTCTGTTTGGACTACTCTTTGATAAGTGTCCTGAATATTTTTTCCTGTGAAGTCGTTGACTGCCATTTATAACCATTTTTATTTCTTTTTTTCAAGAACTTTTAACACACCATTTATCACTTTACTCGTGTTTTTCACGGTATTTTCTTTGAGATACGTTGCTACTATGTTGTTTAGTTCATTACGCTTGAATGAAATATTATCTACGTTTATATCTTCTTTTATTAAAAGTTTAAATAAATTTATAACGTGATCTTTTTCAGTAATTGTTGGTTTTTCATTTTTAACTTTAACCTTTACTTTAGCTTCTACAATAGGTTTTTTAGTTGTTTGTGATTTAACTTCAACAGTTACTTTTTTACTTGCGTCTACTTCAAAATCTGATTCCCAGGGTGTAAAAAAGGTATCTTCTGCTATGACCTCTAAACGGATATTACCATTTGTAGATTCATCGATAAGGCCTTTTAATTTTCTAATAGGAATTTCACATTTACCTTTTGGAGAAATTGTACCATTAAATAATAATGAATAATCTGAAGTTTCAACTACTAAGCGTGCTTTTGATTTACTTAAACTGGCACCCTCTAATTTAATGTCACACTCAAAGAGTTCAGACTTGTCAGTAAATAATTTATACATAAAGTTGTTTTGTTATAAATATAAAATAAATACTAAAACTTAATATTTTCTGTAAGTACTTCAATACCTAAAACCTTTTCAGCTAATAATTTGATGTCTTCAGCTGATATCTTTATGTCTTGGGTTTGTTTAGTTTCTTTATAAGTTTTTCCTTGGACTTTACAAATAAGTTTTACAAGTTTTTGTTTTTTATCATCTCCCCACTGTAGCCATGGTTCATTTTCTATATCGCCTACAGCATGTTGAATTAATTCAACTTCATCCCATGTGTATCTTGGATGATTAGAATTACCAGGGGCAACATTCCACTTAAAAGTAGAATCTATTCCATTAATAGATTTTTCATCCCATTTAATTTTAGGATATTTTTTACCTTTTTCAATTTTATATTTCATCTATTATCCACAATGGTAAGTACAACCTACTAATTTCATTTTATAATTTACACCATCCAACATTACATTTATTGGTTCTGATGTAAAATCTTCATCTTGAGTAATTTTAGCCACAGTGTAATTGTGTAATAAATCATCATCTTGTTTCATTCCTATTCCTGTAATAGGTGATGTTGTGATGTAATCACCATTTTCTAAATTACCATTGTAATTTGAAACTAATATGGCACCCTCTCCAAGTGAATTAATTATTAATCTATGATCTCCCTCTTCTATAGGATATGCAGTTTTAAAAATCCCTGATGAATAATTTCTAGTATTACCATTAGGGTCTTCTTTATCTGAAATGACCCCAAATACTCTTTTATCTTTTTCTTGAGATGATAAAACTACTTTAGGTAAAGCTTCATTTATATTTGGTGTTGTTTCATTTAATGAATCATGGAAGTTATCATAAGTTCCATCTGCTATTACTATTTGGCCTACTTTGTCAGTATAATCATCTAATGATCCTACTGATGGTTTAGATCTGTGTTGTCCTGTAAAGTTTATTTCTCCTACATAAGTGTCATCTAAATAACCTTTTAAAAAGTTATCACTAGAACCACCACCTCCTTTTGAGAAGTAGAGATTTTGATTTACATTACCAATTTCCCAATAACCATCTGAGTCATTGTCAATCATTCTTAAACCACCTCCTGTGTTACCTTCTGCTGATGATAAGGCCCCTTGTACTTTAGATTTTATTGTTATGGCTGGTCTACCTGCTGCTCCAACAGCTGCAGGTGGGGTTGTGTATATTGCAATTTGATCATGGAATTTTACTCTACTATTCCAATGAGGACATGTCATAACAGGATGAGTTCCTGCACCTGTTGTTTCTGCTTCTGCAGATGTTGCTGTTGTTTCTCCTGTTTGTCTAAATATCCCAATATTATCTGCTGGCATATTATCTAATTCGGATGGGTTTGTTGCATCTCCTCTATACATGATACCACCACCATACGCTGTACTTTGTCCAACATACACAATTCCATCACCTTGATTAGCCGACCAAGCTCCCATTAAGGCTACTTCAGTGTCTCCTCCTCTTTCATTTTGTACTTCTAAGTAAGCTCCTATTTCACCTTCTGTAAGACCCATAGGATAATTTGAGTTAGTACCTGAATCATCTCCACCTACTATAACATGTCCATTATGTTTTATTGCCAGGGTGGTAATGTTATCTGAATTTCTAAAGTAGAAATGATCTCCAGAATTAAAAGTTCTTAATTTTAACCCCTCAGTATCTGGAATTATTTTTGCAATGCTTGTTCCGTCCATTTTAAAACCTAAACCTCTATCCCAACTTTGTGCTGATGTTCCATTTATGGTTAATTTTTGACCTGGATTATCGTTTGTACCTATACCAACATTACCATCATCATGAATTACCATTCTTTGTTTAGGACCTACAGCATATTCATTTGTTACTGCAAAATACATTCTAGTACCATAACCTCCATCACTTCTTATGTAAATACCTGCTTGGGCTGAATTTCCATTATCATTATCTGAAGCGCCAAATGTGATTGCTGGGCCTTTGTTATTTCCACCTGCCTCAGGATCTAAATGTAATGTTCCTCTTGTTGTTCCTGGTGAATCACCTGCTCCAGTTAAATTCCAATTTTCTCCTCCACCTCTAATTACTGCCTTACCTAAAACATCTAGTCTTTCAGCTGTTGAATCATGTCCTATACCTACATTATTTTTGAAAAAAGAAGTTCCAGCTGAATATACCCTTGCACCGTGTGTTCCATCATTTTCTAAAAAATCAATTAAACCATGTCCATTACTTGTGTCTGTAAATTGAAGTATTCTAGTAGCATTTGTACCTGCTGATACAAAATTTACCATATCTTGATTAGTTCCCCTTGATTTTACAGTAAAGGCTCCAGTAGGACTAACATTTCCTATTGTAACTTTTCCATCACCATCAACATGTAAGTCCATTCGTGCGTCACCAAGTCTAGTAGCATCTCCTACTAATCCAATACCAGCTGCATTTGTTCCTTGATGAATAAACCCATAATCACCATTATCATTAGAATCTATTGCTATACCTCCACCATGTACTGTTAATTTAATGTTACCATCTTGAACAGCATCTCTCCCATTTATTATAAAATGACCATTATTCATTCTATATTGGTGTATGGATGCATCAGTTAATCCACTTTGTGTTTGTGTACGGAATTCTATGTCTCCGTCCGCAATTAAATGTATAACTTCAGCTGATTGGTCTCCTGGAGTACCATCTCCTGCATTGTGGAAGGCTGCTAATGTGTCTGCTAAAAGATGTCCATGATCTCCAGCATGTAAAACCATATAAGAATCACAAAACATTCCTATTCCTCCTTGTCCTGTTAATCTTTTAATACCTGCACTAACAGTTAGGGCTACACCATCTGTTGATCTAGTTGTACCTGGTCCTTTAAATGTGATCCAATTATTATTAATATCTTGATAAGGAGCAATTGTTCCATGGACTTCTAATCTATGATTTGGGTTATCTGTTCCAATACCAACTCTACCATTCGATTCAATACGCATGAATTCTGCAGTATCATTGGCAGAAGTTGTTTGACTACCTCCTCCAAAAGAAATACCATGATTATTACCATCTCCATTAAATTGGACGTAACCCTGCCAAGTTGCATCTGTTTTTGCTTGTATACGAGTACCTGCTGTTTGCCAATCTGAACCATTACTAGTACGAAGTGATGTGAAAAGTAATTGGCTACTGTTAGTTGTATCTGATGATAATCTTAATAATTTTATTTCATCTCCTTCAGTACCTCCTAAGTCTTCTGCTCCATTACTTCTGTCTATATCTAAAAAGAAATCTGGGGTTGATGTTCCTATACCAATTTTTCCATCTTCTAAAACTGTAAATACTTCAAGAGCTCCCCCACTTCCACCAGCATATAGTCTCCACCTGTCTGCATCAAATCTTAATGTTGTTGCAGCATCAGTACCAAATTCCATTTGCTGTCCCTTATCCTCTGTCGTATTTAAATTACCTATACTGCCCTCTAATGATTTTATAGAACCATCTACTGTTAATTTAGAGCCTGGTGAAGATGTTCCTATACCAACATTACCATCATGTTCTAAATAAAGTATATTATCATCAGTATCTGAATGGAATTTTAAATCTTCACTTCCTTCTCCAAAAGTTATTTTAAAATGTTGATTTGCTGGAGCAGCTTCATCTGAAAATTTAATAGATATGTTTCCTTCAGTAGTAGTACTTTGCGTTTGTAAATGGAGAAGATCTGAATTTCCTAAAGAATCTCCTGTGTGTTTAATGTGTAAAAGAGCATCTGGTGTAAATAGTCCTGCCGTACCTTTTCCTATGGCTAAATTACCGTCTAATTTTAAATCAGTACCATCAAAAGTAAGATCTGATTCTCCCCTAATTGCATTTCCTGTGTTATCTACTGCTGTTAGTATTCTATTATCATCTGGATTATTTACGAATCCTATAATTTGACTACCTACTATGTTTGTTATGTTTGAACCGTCTCCATGAAGTTCATTTGCAAATACTTTGTGAGCATTAATTTCTCCATCCCAATCAAATTTCTTTTGATTTAATTCCATTTGACCAATAAGAATATTACTATCTGATTCTACGAAAGAAATAGTTCTGTCCGACTGTAAAGACATTCCACCTGTAGATCCATTAGAAGGTGTTATATTTACAAAAGTATTAGGTACATTAGCATCAGCTAAATATGGATAAAAAACATAAACACTATCAGCTGGATCAAACCTTCCTAAACCATAACCAGTATCTACTACTATATTACCACCTGCTATGTCTAATTTTTCTGCTGGTGAATCAGTACCAATACCAATTTTACCTTCTTTTATTATTAAAGTATTATTAACACCTCCACCACCAACTACTTTAAATGGTGTAGCGTTAGAGGTAGCATCATATATGTCAAATCTATCTTGATCTCCTCTACCTATTAAACTAAAATCACTTACAGATGATTCTACTCTAAATATAGAATTACCTGTTGTAGTTTTAACTTTTGCTCTTGTAGTTCCTGTAGTTCCTTCTATCTGTAGTTTTTCTCCTGGACCAGTTGTTCCTATACCAACATTACCTGTATTACCTTGAATAAACATTTTAGTTGTTGGAGTAGTTCCAGTGGTAAAAAATATATCATCTTGATCTCTGGATGTAAATAGGTTCAAATGATTGTTTACAGCTTTTACAAATGAAGTTCCTCCAGTATCAGTTAAAAGAATACCATCATTTACACCAAACCGTCCTTCTCCCTTAACATCTAATGTGTAGGATGGTGAAGGTTTTCCTATACCAACACTTCCTGAAAAGAAAGATCTATAACCTGCACTTGAAGCTGAAACGTGGAATACTTCTCCACCTCCTACTGTCATAAAGGCTTTACCTGTATGAGTTCCAAATGTTGCAACGGCTGTTGTAGAATATCCATCAGATAATTTTATAGAAGCTGTAGCATTGGTGCTTACTCCTTCAAACATTACATCTGAAACAGAACCTGAGGCAAATATAATTGTTTCATTAGTTGAAGAGTAAGCTTGAATAGGTCTTGTTAATGCTTCTTCTAAATTACCTACTAATAAATTACCACCCATTTTAAAATCAGTAATACCTGTAAGTGTAAGAGTACCTCCTAAAGTAAGTCCACCATTTAAAACTGTAGTGTCTGTGTTGGATCCTTGATTTGCTTCATTAATAAAAACAATTGAATCAAAAAAGTGTCCAAATTCTAAGTCATTAGGTCTATCCCCTGCTTCAAAATATGATTTTATTTGGTTTTTAGTTTGTTGTGCCATACTTTTATTTTATTATAAATATAATTATCCTGTAAATACTACTAAGAATTTAGATCCTTGTCCTGCACTTCCTGATAGCCATAATGAACCTGTTACTGATGGTTTAGATGTTGGTAAATTTGTTAAAATCATAGAACCAAATGAACCTGTTGACGTGTAACTTGAACTTATGTTTCCTGTAGCTGTTATATTTCCTTTTACGTTAGTATTTCCTTCTACTTCTAATATATTACCTACTACAAATGTAGATCCTATAGTTGTTTGTCCTACTCCAAATGCTCCACTAACATATAATTGTCTTGTTCTTATATGAGGAGAAGTAATAAACCCACTAGCACTCATATTACCTGAAGAGGTTATATGTCTTGCTAATATATCTCCACTTGCACTAATACTATCATTAAATGAAATTGTAGATATAGTTCCCGCTGATTGGAATTCACGAGCGTAAATTATTCCAGAAGCACTAATATTACCACTAGATGTTATATGTCCTGAACTTAATGATGTTAAAGTTCCAACAGAAGTAATATTTGGTTGTGCTGCTGTGTGTAATGTTCCATGTAAAGTTGTTGCTGATACTTTACCAAATGAACCTGTTGATGTGTAACTTCCACTTATATTTCCAGATGCTGTAATATTACCATCTAAAGTAATTCCTACTGTTGCATCACTAGCTTCTATTTCTTTTGTTTGTATCTTACTTGCGCTTACATTACCTGAAGCAGATATATGAGTTGTTTTAACATTAGCAATTGTTCCTACTGTTAATGTGTCTGTAATTACAGCATCATCACTTGAAAATAAATGTTCTGCTCTTACATATCCACTCGCGCTTATATTTCCACTAGATGTAATATTAGCTGACCCAAAGTTAGCATTTGTGTATGTTGTAAATGTACCTACATTTCCTACTATTGTTCCACTTGAACTTATACCTCCTGATGCTGTAATATTACCTGTAATTGTATGTGTGTCTCCTGCTGCATTACCTAGAGCTGAATTACCTGTTGAAGTAATTGATGTTAAGGTACCTGCTCCTGCAGATAAAGCTCCTCCTATTGTTATGGTTGAAGCACTACTACCACTGTAAGTTCCACTTGCTGTTATATTACCTGTAAGTGTTAATCCTACTGTTGCGTCTGGAGTTTGTATGATTGGTGTTATTATATTACTTGCACTTATATTTCCACTAGATGTAATATGAACAACACTTATTGATGGAGTTCCTGATAATCCCGTTGATGTTCCTGTTAAAGTACCTGTAATTGTAGTTGATTCTACTCTACCAAATGAACCTGTTGATGTTGAACTACCACTTATATCGCCCGAAGCTGTTAAATTACCTGTTAAATTAATATTATCAGTAAAGGACATTTGATCGTCTCCTCCTGCTGATTGGAAATTGTCTGCAAATATTGTTCCTGAAGCGCTTATGTCTCCACTTGCTGTTATATTACCAGTGAATGTGTGAGTATCAGTACTTGCATTTCCAATTATTGAACTTCCAGAAACATATAAATTACCTTCTGTTGTTATATTTCCTGAAGATGTAATAGCTCCTGCTATTTTAAGTGTTCCTACTATATTAGTATTACCTACTATTTCAGCAGAATCTCCTATTGTAAATGTAGAACCTACTGCTAAATTTCCTACTCCAAAATCACCTGATACAAACAGTTTTGAAATTCTACCGTGTCTTGTCGAAATAAATCCACTTGCACTTATATTTCCACTAGCTGTAATGTGTCTTGCTATAAAGTCTCCACTTGAACTAATACTGTCTGTGAAAGATATTTGTGATATTGTTCCAGGAGTTGATGAGAAACTATCTGCATAAATTGTTCCTGAAGCACTAATATTACCTGAAGCTGTTATGTGACCAGCTGTTCCATTTATTACTACTGTACCTGTTCCAAATGTAGCTGCTCCACCTACACTTAATGTTGATGTAGCACTTCCTGAAATATTTCCTCCAATTGTAAGATCATCTGTTATAGTTGCATCGTCTGATATTACTAATCCTTCTGCTGTTATTATTCCGCTTGCTGATATGTTGCTTGAAGCAGTTATATGAGTAGTGTTTACATTTGTTAAAGTTGTAAATGTACCTACATTTCCTATTACTGTTGCGCTTGAACTTATATTACTTGAAGCTGTGATTGCAGTAAAGGTTAATGTACTTCCATTACCATATAAATTACCACTTGCACTAATATCTCCACTTGCTGTTATGTCTCCTGTTATATTTACATGATCTGTAAATGAAATTCCTGCTACGTCTCCTCCTGTTGAAGAGAAATTATTTGCAAATATAGTTCCACTAGCACTTATATTACCAGAGGCTGTTATATTTCCAGTTGTATTTAAAGTAGTTAAAGTACCTACTGTTGTTATGTTTGGTTGAGCTGCTGTATGTAAAGTACCTGTAAGTGTTGTTGATTCCACTCTACCAAATGAACCTGTAGAAGTATAACTTGAACTTACATTTCCTGTTACTGTCAATGAACCTATTATTTCTGCTGATTCACCTACTGCGAATGTTGATCCTATTGCTAAATTACCTACCCCAAAATTACCTGGTACAAATAATTTTGAAATTCTACCATGTCTTGTTGTAATAAACCCACTTGCGCTTATATTGCCTGAAGCTGTAATATGTTTTGCTATAAAGTCTCCACTTGAACTAATACTATCATTAAAAGCAATAGTTGATACTGATCCTGCTGATTTGAAATTTGAAGCAAATATAGTTCCTGAAGCACTTATGTCTCCACTTGCTGTTATATTACCTGTAAAGACATGGGTATCTGAAGATGCATCTCCTAAGGTTGAATTACCTGTAGATGTTATTGATGTTAAGGTACCTGCTCCTGCTGTTAATGTACCTCCTATGTTTATGTTTGAAGTACTACTACCGCTAATATTACCTGAAGCTGTTAAATTTCCAGTTAATGTTAATCCTGCAGCTGTATCACTAGTTTCTATTATTTTAGTAAATATTTTACTTGCACTTACAGTATAAGCTGAAGCTGTTATATTACCAGTGAATACATGAGTATCAGTACTTGTATTCCCTAAAGATGTACTTCCTGAAATTCTTGTATCTCCTGTTATAGTTGCTGTTCCACCTACTGTTAGGTCTTGTCCTATAATAATTGAAGAACTTGCACTACCACTAATATTACCTGAAGCTGTTATATGGCTACTTATAATTAAATTACCATTTAAATTTGTATTACCTACTATTTCTGCTACTTCTCCAATTGCAAAAGTAGAACCTATAGATAAATTACCAACACCATGTTTTCCATCTAAAAATAATTTTGATGTTCTTACACTAGGAGAAGTAAGTAGTAAACTTGCGCTTATATTTCCTGATGCTGTAATGTGTCTGACTTCTAAATCTCCACTTGAACTAATACTGTCTGTAAAATTAATTGAAGATACACTTCCTGCTGTTGATGAAAAACTATCTGCATATATTACTCCAGAGGCACTTATATTACCTGAGGCTGTTATATTACCTGTAAAGACATGTGTGTCTCCTATTGCATTACCTAAAACTGAATTACCTGTTGAAGTTATACGCCCTACAGTTAAAAGATCTGTTATTACAGCATCATCTGATGAATGGAAATGTTCTGCTGTTATTGTTCCACTTGAACTTACATTACCTGAGGCTGTTACATGTGATGTTGAATTTATTGCTCCTACTCCTAAAGAAGTTAAAATACCTGCACCCGCTGTTAATGTTCCCCCTACTGTAATAGTTGAAGTACTACTACCACTATAATTTCCACTTGCAGTAATGTGTGATGTTGAATTTATTACTCCTACTCCTAAAGAAGTTAAAGTACCTGCTCCCGCAGATAAAGCTCCTCCTATTGTTATAGTAGAAGTTGAACTACCACTTATAGTACCTGAGGCTGTTACTGGTCCTAATAATTCTATATTTTTATTAGTAGTACCATTTCTTCCTATTTGAATACCTGTTATACTTGCATCACTGAATACTCTACCTTGAGTACTTCCATCTGTATTAAGTGTTAAATACCCATCAACAACATAATCATTACCATGTATTGTTCCACTTGAACTTATATTACCTGAGGCTGTTATATGAGAGGTAAATTCTGATGTACCTGTAACTAATAAATTATTTCCACCCCCAGGAATATTTGAACTACCAAGAGTTAGTATACCTGCTATTTTGTTTAAACCAGTACCATTAGTAAATAATTCGCCTGAAGCTACTATATCATCACTTGAAATAATATGTTCTGCTGTTATTGTTCCACTTGAACTTATATCATTTGATATGTTAAGTTTTCCTGTTATATTTGTATTACCTACTATTTCTGCTGATTCCCCAATTGCAAATGTTGATCCTACTGTTAGGTTTCCTACTCCAAAATCCCCTGGAATAAATAATTTAGAAACTCTAGCATGAGGAGTTGTGATCATTCCACTTGCTGATATATTTCCTGAGGCCGTTATATTTCTTGATGTTATATCACCGCTTGAACTAATACTATCGTTAAAAGCAATAGTTGACACTGATCCTGCTGATTCAAAACTTGAAGCGTAAATTATTCCACTTGCAGATATATTTCCTGAAGCTGTTATATTACCTGTAATTGTGTGAGAGTCAGTAATTGCATTACCCAAATGTGTGTCTCCGTTAAGATTTGTTGTCCCTCCTACTGTAAGTGTATCTGAAATTTCAGCATCATCACTAATAACTAATCCTTCACCTGTTATTACACCACTTGAACTTATATCACCTGAGGCTGTTACCGGTTTATTTAACTCAATTTTCGAGGTATTAAATATAGCTACATCTACATTATTACCTTCAATAGTAACTGTGTCTGAAGATAATTGTATTCCTGTGTTTGCATCTCCTACATGACTAAATAATTGATCTGATTCTATTTTATTAGCTATAATAGTTCCACTTGCACTTATATTACCTGAGGCTGTTACTGGTCCCTGTAAGAATATATTTTTATTAGTTCCTACTCTTCCTATTTCTATTGCTGTTGAAGTTTGACCTGAAAATACTCTACCTATAGTATTAAAACTATCTAATGCTAAATAACCATCAACCCAATGATTAGCTGCATATACCTTACCACTTGAACTTATATTGCCTGAGGCTGTTATATGGGTTGTACTAATAGAACCTAAATTTGATATATTTCCACTTGCACTTATAATTCCTTCTACTTGTAATTCAACTGTTGGGTTATTTGTTCCTATACCAAAATAGCTATTATTACTTCCTGAATAGAAGCTATTTCCATATGCTGATATATCTACTTGTTGACTATCAAGATTTCGGTTGTGCAACACCATTCTTCCTATGTGTGCATTTACACCAGAACCTACTCTTGCAAATTGAGCAATTCTTAATCCGTTAGCATCTGCTAATCCTATTCCTGCTCCATTATCTGTATCAATAGCAAAAATAGAACCACCTCCTGATGCTGATATATCTCCTGTTATGTTTACATGATCTATAAAAGAAATTCCACCTACATCTCCTCCTGTTGATTGAAAACTGTTTGCAAATATAGTTCCACTTGCACTTATATTTCCTGATGCTGTAATGTGTCCTGCAGGACCATTAATTGTTACTGTACCATGTCCAAATTGTGTTGTACCACCAAATTTATGGGTAGCTGTTATTAAACTTGCACTTATTGATCCTTTTGTAGAAAATATACCAGGTGTATTTATCGAAATAGCATGATCTGCATCTACTTGATTTATTGATAAAGGTGAACCTCCTGGACCTTGAAATTGCCAAAGACCTGCTGTTGTTTGTTTTATATAGTGATTATTTGCTGTTTGATGAAATAGTGCTTCTGTTCTTGTAAATCTATCTGCTCCATCTATGGCTGCGTCTTGTTTTAAAGATTTTCCTTCTTTTAAATCTTTAACATCCTTTTGTTTAAATCTTGTTACTTCACCAGAGCTACTAACAAATCTAATTGAATTTTCACTTAAAAATAAATCTCTCCAAACATGAGTAGGAGAACCTAAATCGAAAGTATTATTAGCTCCTGGAATAATAGATCCTGTAACTCCTAATCCTTCTAATACTGTTGTACTTCCTGACAAGTAAAAAGTAGAACCACTAACTTTAAGTGTACCTCCTACATATCCTGTTTTTGCAAATATTTTTCCACTTGCAGTTATATTACCTGAAGCTGTTATATTACCTGTAAATGTTAATCCTTTAGTTGTGTCACCTTCAGATATTTCATTTGTATAAATTACTGTACTACCACTTAATGTTCCTGAAGAGGTAATATTACCTATAAATGTATGAGTATGTTTAGTATTTGAACCAAATTTTGTTTTTCCTTCATTTTTTATAGTTTTTGTAATACTTTCACTTACAAATGAAGCTTTCCATTGATTTAAAGGTGAACCTAAATCATATTGGTCTGTAGTTCCAGGAACAATAGATCCTGAAGATTTTATAGCTAATAAAACATTAGTAGATCCTGAAACAAAATATGTACTACCACTAACTGTTAAAGAACCTGTTGCTATAGATGCAGTAACTGTAAGTTGTGTGATATTTGATGATGTTATATTTGTTAATCTACTACCATCCCCTTTAAATGTTCCTGCTGTTATATTTCCACTGGCTGTTAAGTTGCCATTAATGTTGGCATCACCCTTAAGTTTAAAACTTCCCGTGTTTTCACCACTTAATAAAGCGTGTGAATCAATTAAATTAGCATATTGCCCTTCTGTCGGTTTTTTACCTGACTCAAAGTAGGACTTTAATATATTTCTTGTCTTTTTAGCCATTTGTATTAACTTATTCCGTTTTCATCATTAATAGTATCAAAACCTGTTCCTGTTCCTTCATTTCCTACTTTATTATATTTTCCTAAGTCTTTTCTTATTTCATCTCTTGTTTTAGGAGCATCAAAAGTAGAAACCATTTCTGTTCCAAATGCTACTGTAGAAGTACTATAAAACTTTTGAGGTTTTTTAGCTAATGCTGCATTCATAGCATCAGATACAATGTATCCTTGTAATGTTAACCCAAAGTCTGTTTTTATTGATCTATTTTTTCCTTGTCCCAATTCTACTTTATTTGTAAATGTATCAATTCTTGCATTAAATTTAAATCTTTCAGCGTCTCCCCAATAAGTATCTGAGGAATAGTTAATCGATTCAATAATTTTATTCATTTGTGCTACATAATCTGTCCATATCACAAAAGAATATTTTAATTTTACAAAATCAGGTACTACAACAGCATGGAATTCTTTATTAGGAATTCTATTTTGTAATACTGAAAAATTATCGTATTGGTTTTTCTTATTATAAGCGCTTTGGAATACATAGTAAAGATTAGGATTATTTGCATCCATTTTATTACCTAAGTCTCTTCTTTTTTCAACACTATCTCTTTTAAACATTATGATAGGTGTTTGTATTTTACCATTTTTATCTCTATAATATCCATCTTTTTGAACCCCTTTCCACCTTTCAGGATTTCCATAAATTAAAGGTACATCTATTCTATCACCATTAGTAGTTACTGTTGGTTTTATTACATTTTCAAAATAATAAGCTATTGCTTCATCATGGTCTTGTAAACCAATTGATATATCTTTTACATTATCATCATCTCTTCTAGTTATTTGACCTCTGTTTATTGGTTTTTTAGTAGAACTTGATTTTTGTGGTTGTTTATTACTAGGAGATACATCCCCTATAGGAAATGAAGGATTATTAGGATTAGTAATATTAGGAGCACTTAAATTAGCTCTTAATTTTTCATTTTCCCTTTGAGGAATAGGTCTTTGTATTTCGTGTGATTTATCTTTTGCCATACTATCCTAATGAATTTGCTATTCCGTCTGTTATTTTATTTGTAGATGGATACTTTCCACCTCTTAAAGGTATTAAATTTAATTTTTCTACTCTTGATAAGTGAGCATTTAATATAATAGAATGACTATTACCAAAATCAGTTGTTCCTGTTGAAATGGCATAATCTGGATCTTTACCCAATATTAGTTGATTTTCAACTTTTTCGTCAACTTCATAAAAATTATTTTTAAATAACAATATATCTCCTATTTCAGGTACTAAATTTATATCCCTCAATTCTTGTTTTAAAAATCTAAAATTAATGGTTTGATCAACGTCAGATCCAAATTCATCAGACGACCATGCTTGGTCTTCTTTATTCATTAAACACGCGATTCTTACGGGTTCATAAAACATTTTACCCATAGATTCTCCATAAACATTAGCTGTTGTACGTTCAAGAACAAATTTATAATATCCAACTTCTGTTTGGATAATATCATTAATAAGTTCTTTACTTATTTTATTAAAAAGTGATATGTCTCGTGATCCTCCGAATAAAGCCATTATAATCTTCTTAGTGTTTCTGGTTTAATTTTAAAAGATTTAACACCTGGTACTCTTAAATCATTCATAGATCTATCAGATGTTAATATATCTTGTTTCATTTTTTCTAAATCTTGTTTTGGATCTCCTCTTGATATAAATTTAATTGTAACTAAAGTATATTCAAAATTTTGTTTTTGAGCATATTCAGGAGGTGTAATATTTCTTATAATAGTTACTTTTCTTACAGCTCTAATTTGGTCTAATATGTCTGTAATATTAAAATCAGTGTCTGTTAGCATGTAAGCTTGAACTATGTAAGTATTTAATACTTCGTTTAATATGTTTTTTAATTTAATCATTATCCTACGTAAATTGGGTATGGAACCTTATAGAATGTTTTCTGTGTTAATTCTGCTTCTTGTTCTTGTCTCTCTAATTGTTTTAATCTTGTTGTAGATTCTAATAATTCTTTAATTTCAGTTATTAGTTTTTCCTTTTCATCTTTAGCTTCACTTAATAAACGTGAAAAATCTAAAGTTGTAGTATCACCGGGAATAGGAACAGCTTGGTATTTACCCCTAATACTTCCTAACATTTCTTTAGCTAAAGCTAATGCATATCTTCTAATCCATTGTCTTCCTGGTTCATTTATATAAGCATAAGTTGGGTTTGAATATGGTACATTTGATATGTCTGTTATTAAGTTAGTTGCTGTGTTTTTAACAGGTGCATTTGCTACTGATTTTTTAACAAATTCAAAATGTAAAGTATAATCTCTTGTAGGTATAGGAAATAATTTTAAATATCTATTATCTACTATTTGAAAATGATATCCTGATTTTCTAATAGTATCATTTAATTCAATTGCTTGTAATTTTAAAGCATCAAAAAACATAGGCATTAACATAAAATTTACACCTGGTGAAAAGTTACCAAACCCAAATGATTGCATTAATGATTGAATACCTGTACCTGTACCTGCGTATGGATCAAAATATCTATTAATAGCAGATGGTTGATAATGATACATTCTTTTTATATATACTGCTTCTGAACCACTTAATGTAGATCCTGCTGTGTTTAATAAATCATACCTTTGTTGTCCTATATTTACAGATAAAGAACCTGTTTGTAATTCATAATCTCCACCTCCTCCTATGGTTTCATTACCATATTGATCTGATAAATTTATAGTTCCTCCTAAATTAGGAGTAATTACTTGATTGTTATAATTTGAACCTGTTGAATTTCCTTCTAAAGTATGAAAGTTATTTATAATTTGAAAATTATATACTTGAGCTCCATATTCATTTATAGCTTCTTCAAAAGCAGTAAAAAAGTTAACTGCTTGTAATTCAACATCTACTAATGGGTATCCTAAACGTTTAGCACACCAATCTGCTGTTGTTACAGCATCTGATTGAAAATCTGTATCATTGTCATAAAATGAAAATGGTGTCGCGCTTGCTGCGAAAGATGATGAGCCGGGCCATATAGGAATGTTTGCCATTTTAATAGAATTAGGTTATTCCATTATAAATATGAAAAAATAGTGGAAGAGGTTACATTCCGTTCAATAATTCAAATACTTCGTCTATTGCTATGTGGCGGTGGTTATCTAATAGTACTCTTTTATAAACATATTGAGAATTATCAATTTTAGGTAAGTCAACTATTGCAGAATAATTTTTATCTTTTAAGTCAATTTGTTGATTGTCTCCACAAAAAATCATTGTTGAATTTTTTCCTAACCTACCTAAAGCCATTCTAAATTGTGAGCGAGTTAAATTTTGAAATTCATCAACTATTACAATAGAATTTTCAAATGTTCTACCTCTAAAATGTGCTAAAGATACTAATTCAATTGATTCCTCTTTTTCCATTTTTTCTAAAATAAGAGGTTTATTGTAAATTTTACGCAT